TAAATATACGTCTGTACATTTCGATCTTCTGCAGGTAAATCTTCATGTGATAAATATCTTACAGCTCTAGTTTCGACTTGACTAATACGAGCATAATTCCAAAAGGGTTCCATGATATGGACATGTCTGACACGTTTTAAATCTATACCTTCTGATAAAGCCCCACTAAGTAAAAGAAGGGATATTATTTCACCATGGGTATTTTCTTTTTTATTGAATACTTTAACATATTCAGTTCTTTCTTCTGGCGACATTTCACCTGATAATAAGATGTAATACTTTTTCTTTTGCGATTTAATGCCGAATGTTTCTTCGTCATCTGCTACATGTTTTCTTTTGGCGTAATCTGTATATCCATTTATTTCTAATACCTTGGCAAAAATACTAAGACCTTCACCTGAAACAAATTGACTATATATAATACCCAATTGCTTATCATGTTTTATTATATTTGAAAGGATACGTTTCATCTTGGGTGAGAATTTATCCAAATCAAGTAAATCACCTTTTTTAATTCTATCTATAAATTTTAATCGTGTCTTTTTGCCATTGATAGGTCCAAGAGCATATTCAGGAATACAATAATTTGATATCTGTCTAGTTTTAACTCTATACGTAGATGAGCCTTTATTACCTGCGGAAAACCTCGGAGCTATACCTTTAAACTTTTTCTGACTCTCTTCTAATTCCATTTCTCTAGCTAATGAGTATCTTGCAAATTGTTCTTCGCTCATTGGAACACGTTCTATTATTATGGGGAACTTTTTAGGGAAGCCTTCCTTCGTTGCTCCTTTCTTCTCATACAAGTCGCCATAATAACTTGTCATCCCCCATATTCTATTTGCGAATTTATCTTTGTTTTTAATATCTTTGTTTTTTTCATCTATAAAATAATCTTCGAACTCTTCTCTTGATTCTGTAAAAAGTGTAGTGAGGGTATGTCTTTTATTTTTTCTATTGAATTTTGTTTTATATGTATGTTTCTTATTACTCTCTTTCAATTTGCTATTTTGATTTGAATTATTTTCTGATTCTTCTTTATCTTCCTCCTTATCTTCCTCTTTATCATCCTCCTTATCTTCTTTGCTCTTTTCATCATCTTTCTCTTTATCTTCTTTGCTCTTTTCATTGTCCTCCTTGCCTCCAATTTGTCCCGTCTCTAAATCTATATATCCTTTTAGCATATTGAAACACGGCACCAATTCAAATGGATCATTTATAATAGGGGTACCAGTTAGAAATATAATTTTTAAATCTGTGCTATTGATAATTAAATCATAAAGTTGAATAGCATTCGATGAACCATTTGTGATTGAATTAAAAAAATTATGAGCCTCGTCCATAATTAAAAGGCTATGATCTAATGCATTTTTAACATTGGATGTAATTGAAGAATAGTATTTTTCTCTTTTAATTCTTTCAACTTGCTTAAACATATTACTAGCATTAAGACTTATAAATTTATAATATTCATCTATGTTTTCTTCTGTAGTAATGCTTAATAAAGTGTTTCTAAAATTACCTTCGAGACTTTTAGGCATGATACAAATTATATTTCTCGAAGGATCGATAGTTCTATATGCTTCTGCTATAGCTACTGCTATTCTGGTTTTGCCTGTCCCCATGCTATGAGATATCAATAATCCTCGCTGTTCTGTATTATGTGTAAAATATTGCTTTACTACAAACTGATGATATTTAAGTTTTTCTTTCTCTGAATCATAATTTAATTTTTTAATATGTTCTTTAATAGAAAGGGGATAGCTAGTATTATTTGAGTCGGGTAGATCCCATGGGTCATCTGTATTCTTATCTTCTAGAACATTTTTTACACTATTATTTATACCCTTCATATCTATATTAACCATCATATTTATACATGGATAAAAAAATAATAATATGGCTCACTTACTTGCGAGATCCCGCGCACAGCTCGAGCAATTTGTCATTCGTGGTCTCCTTGACAAAGCCCTTGGTAGAGATGGAATTGTGGCACCAGTCCCAGTTCTCGTCGAAGTAGTGAACGTGGCAGTTTTGATGGGCGTCGATGCTGTACCAGAAGCCAAACAGTCCATGAACATAACGCATGTGGACTGGGGCAATCACGCGTTTGACAATGGTAGATGATTGTGCTTCAGCCAAATGCCAAATCTCAAAGTTCTCGTGAGAGTAGGAATCTTTTTGGCTTGAAAGCAGGAATTTGGATCCTTCGCAAATCTTTGAAAGCAATTTGCTCCAAGAGGTCAAGAGGTGAGGAGAACTATTGTCATAGAACTTGTCCTTGCGCTTGAATTCCAAATTGCGTCGTAGAGATCGGACATATTCCACAATCGCATCGAATTCACAATTTTGCTTGGCATTCAGTTCAGGATTAGATTTCTCTTCAGTGGCAGATTTGGGACTAAATTGGATCTCAGGAAGGTCGTGAATTCTCTCCTCATCTTCTTGAACTCGATCAGCCCATGACTTCTTAGGAGGCTGAACTTTCTTCGGCTTGTACTTTTCATTGATGAAATCGGTCAATGATTGAATAAGAAGGTTGCTTTCGAATATTTGAACAAACGAAAGCTTTCCTTCAAATGATAACTTGTTGAATCTCTTAGTTATCAATTCAATTACATTACTCTCAGACATGCTTTCGAAAGCCTTAGGATTGAATTCGAGAATAGAAGTGATGACATCGTGTGAACGAATCATAGTCTTTTTCTCAATTGACAGGGTTCCAGTCTTCAAATCCAAGGATTCCAAGATAGCCGATTGATATTTTTGAATAGTGAAATACTTCTCAATATTGAATTCAGGAGAAGCTTTGATATCTTCTAAAGCGATCATTTTTTTATCAATGATAGTTTTTACCAAAAATTCCACCTTAATCTCTCCAAATAGTTCCTCCATTTTATTTACCAATTCGTCGATCTTCTTAACGATAGAAATAGACACTTCTTCAGCGATAAAGCTCATGTTTGTGATGAAAGCGATAAAAGCGATAGTTGAAGTAAACGTTAGACGTTATACAGAATGAGTATATTAAATTCAATTTTTTTTTGATTAAAAAAATAGTTTAATACATACTTTTGTATAGTTTAATAAATGGTATTAAACACTAATAATATACATACTTTTGTATAGTTTAATAAATGGTATTAAACTAATAATATACAATATCCAATTTAGAATTCATTGATTCTTCAATACTTTTAGTTATAATATCTTTTAATTCTACTTTACTAGGAGTAGTAATCATTCTTATTGACTTATCTCGTAATAGTTTTAAATAATCACAAATAGACACTGTTCTATTTAATGCGATATGTTCAGTATATATATCTAAGAATATAGATTTGAACTTATACATTACATTAGCAATATCTTTATTTGAGAATAATTCATTTGTTAATGTTTGTGCATTACTATCTACGATCTCATCATTTATATCTATTTTGAAATCCTCTAATTTAAATTTACTACTTGTTTTAGTAGGCTGACATAAATCAGAAGATATATTCATACTTGCCTTTAAGGTCTCTGATAATTTTATAATAGTATCTTGATATGAAGTAAATATATTTTTATATTGACTAAAATGAGTTCTAATATTACCTCTTAAAATACATATTTTATCTTTGAATGATTTTTCACGATATGCCATAATACTATTTTTTCTTCCATAATATATCAGTTGTAAATTTTGTCTATATGATTTTCTCAAAGCTATATCTTGTCGTTCAATAGCAACAGATATAAATTCTTCTCCGTATGTCTTGCAATATTTAATAGCATTCTTATTGGCAAAATCTACAATCCAATCTTCTAGCGAATCTATATCTACATTTGCAGATAATATTTTACTCATTAGTATATCTCTCCTTTCTACTTGAAGAGATAATGATTTATTCGATTGCTTGAATATTTTCTGATGAGCTGACCCAAATGTATTATAATTCGAATAATACTTTTTACAACACTCGTCTATATATACCGTAGCTTTAGCATATGTCTTTGTATCGGCTATACCAATCTCCTCCGCAGTTTTATTCATAGGAGCCACGTAAAACGATTTATGATAAGTAATCAGTCTTGCCAACTGACTAATGAGCTGTTTCTTGACATAATGGTCGAGATAGATATCGAGATTCTCTTTTTGTGCGGTCTCTGCAAACTCCATATAATCACCTACTGCTAAAGCCTTCTTTCTTCCTCGGTAGTCATAAGTATAAGGATATTTTTTTACCAATACATAATTAAATCGTTCATTCTCTTGAACTTGAATTCCACGATCGGACATTCTTTTTACGAATGTATGCAATGCTATATTCTTCTTATTAGGCTTGTAAATTGCCGTTTGAATGAAATCACCAATACTCCATTTATTTGTATATATGAAATCTATTTTATTAAGTACCAATTCTAATAAATCATATAAGTTATCAGGACTAGTGCAACGAGACATTAAATCTGTATATATGATTTTTGATACATTACAAATACCTCTTCTTTTGATTTTGATACCACGTGAAAATATCTCTGGATGTTCGAATGATGCTGATTTCTCATGTTTGACACCGAAATAATTCTTCTTCGTAATAAAGATTACAGGAAATAGAAATTCCTCAAATGCCATTTTAAGATATGATGTTTTCGATTCTCTTAGAAACATGTCATTTACATCATTATTAATTTTCTTAATTGCTTTGAATGAACTTTCTACAAGCTGACTCCAATAATCGGGTTTTGTTATTTTACCTGTGTAGAATAATTTATCTAAAGATATAAATGTCTGTTCGGGCATCGATATATAAAGCGAATCCGTATCTCCGTAATACACATTGCAACCTGCATCGATAACGAATTCATATGCTCGCTTTAGTGCTTTGATGCCGTGGGTTGTTACGCCTCCGGCTACTTCTACTATGAAGAATGGTGAATTCTTGTTTCCTGCTTCTCCGTAGAATGTGTTCATAAATACTTTAAGAGCCAGTTGCTTAGCATTAAAATAGTTATACTTTAAACAAATAGAATCATATTCTGGATTACTATGTGAATCGTCATGTATATTCATTGACTCTTTTATTTTTTGAACTTCTTTTAATTCGTTTTTAAATTTAATTCTTAATGAGGCTAACTCATCTAGAATATAAGGATATACGCCCATTTTTTCTTTCTTGTTATCATGCCAGATAAAATAGGCTAGACGTTTTCTACCATCTAAATCGAAATCTACTTTTGTAAGTGTATTTCCTTCCTTTGCCAGTTCTTGGGCTTGTTCGCTATCTTTAACACAGTATTCAGGCGAAAAGTTATATACACGAATAAGGCTGGGATATAGTGATGCAAAATCCAAACCTGCAATAGGTCTCCCTATTTTCTCTGTTAAAAAGTCTTTAAAGTAAGTTGGCTGTTGTCCTTCTTCCTCTTCGATCTTTTTTATTGTATCATGTGATACTGTAGCACCGTATTTATCAATAATATTTTTGAATTTATCAATAGGAACAGAATCATCCTTCCATTCTTGATATTGATTTGTCAACTGTGCTTTTTGTTTTCTTTCTTCCATTGATAGCTTGGATATATTTAAACCTATTACTGGAGGTATAACCATGGCACCGGGGAATTTTCCTCCTACTGTAGGAGTTATAATATTTGAAAACCGAATATTAAATGGTTGCTTTTGACCTATAGCTATACACAAATTACGCACCTTCATTCCATTGGCTTTATAGAATGCGTCATTTAGTGTAACATATGCCATCTTGGCTATTTCTCTATTGTCAATAATCATACAGCTGATTAAGCTTAGACTATGACAACGCTCTGCATCTACCACGCAGTATTTATTTATTAGATACATATCTTCTTTAAGAAGAGAATAATATTTATTGAATTCTTCTTCTGTTATAGTATTATTATCTATTGATGAAATTAATGGAAGATAATTATTTCTTTTAATTGTATCTTTTAAATCATCATCTTTTATATCGTCTTTTATATCATCGTCTGAATCGTCTTTTAAGTCATCGAGATCTTCGTTTGTTTCTTTAACTGAATTTTTGTCTTCTTTTTTCTCTTCTATTAAATCTATAGTTTCTTCATTAGTTTCTTCATTAGTTTCTTCATTAGTTTCTTCATCAGATTCTTCTTTATAATTTACATTATTAGAGAATATAAATTCCACATTGTTATTTTTAACAATTCTTTTTATTTTTTTACACTTGGCTAATTTTTGAAATGCTGTGTAAATATGAAATAGATATTTATAAGGCATATCTTCTTTACTTGGTAATCGATATTTTTCTAAAAACCATTTTAAAGAACTCTGTTCATCCTCTTTATGTATTTTTCTTAATACTGTTCTCATGTCAACTGGTATATAACCAGGAAGCATAAAGACTGATCCATTGACCGACATCGTTGCTTCTAATTTTACATCGAAAGAACGAAAGTATTTCTTCATAATATCATCTTCTTTTTGCTTTGCATGTGGTATAGTTCTATCCATGCAATCAGCGAGGTAAGATATTACACCTTTATATTTTGACGCTCTATTGATAAGCCATGGCCAATCATAAGAAGAATCATTAAACCCTAGAATAAAATCCGGTTGCATTTTCTGTATTACAGAACCGAAGCATCGAATAATTTCCTCTTCTGATTTACATAGTATAGTTATAAATGTAGGATCATCTGAAGGCATATTACAAGGCATATCGCAAATGCAATATTTTAAAAATGGAGTTTTGGACATTGCCCAATTAAATGAGATACCTATACAAAATATCTTATGCGTAGGGTCCTCGAATGATGGCACTGAACCATCGGGAGACCATGTCTCAATATCCCAACTCATAATAATAGTTTTTTCTTTAAGCAGGGAATCAGTCATATTACCATCGTATGATTTAAAATTTTGTATATCAACAGATATAGTCGGACCCTTTAGTGAAGGCACAGTTATTACATCGTAATTTTCTAATGTCGTCCATGTGCTTAGACTAGTTAAATAATCTCTACAAACTACATTATTATAATTTGTCAAGTCGTCGGTTAGCGTTTCATATCCTGCTTCTCTAACTAATACAATAGCTTCCTTTCTGTTATATGTACTATCGAAATAAAATTTTACACATTTACTTCTTCTATCTTGATAAAATTTAAATGTTTTAGATAATACAATAGAAGTCTTAACAGGAACAGTATTTGATCTTCCTTTTAATAACATACGTAATTCATTTACATACTTGGTTTCTTTTTCTTTTTCTATTATGCAATCATCACATGTTTGTTCTGGATTACAATCGACGCATCCGCTACGATCTAGAAATGGCGTTTTGACTTCGAAATAAGGTTGTATATTATTTAATACAACATTATATTTATTACCATCAGTAGTGATACCATTGAGGACAATTTTATATTTAGCTTTATCATATTGTTTATCTTGTATTTGTTTTTCAATTACATACACTGGAAGAAATAATAATTTTTCTCTATTTCTTATTATATTTTGGCATTGTTCGAATTCATCCCTATTGATGAATCGATCTCTAGACTTAATATTAGATACCGTTTCATATAAGTAAGACGTCATGTATTAAATAGATGAATTGAGTTTTAAATGTTATTTTAAATTCAAAATTTAGATATCGTATTCATGGGGTTGACCCCTTTGATCATCAATTAAAAAAAATAATGATTTTAAATTTAAAAGATATTAAGGATTTTACAACTCTATTTACCATTCTATTTATTATTTTATTTATAATTCTTCTTACAACTCTATTCACCACTCTATTCACCACTCTATTCACCACTCTATTCACCACTCTGATTCCTTCCATTTATTAATAGTATTGTATACATTGCTCATATTGTAATTAAATACTGGTGTCTCTAAACTCGCTCTATCTGGATTTGACATTCTCAAGCCTCCTCCCTCACGGTCTATATTTCTTGTATGGATTGATGTTCGCCACACTGGTAATTTATTACCTAACCAATGACGATTATCGGAAACTGATATTTGCTGATCCGCCCATAAATCCAACGTTGGTATATCATCGGCAGTTAGTTGATCAAATCGCTTTTTAATTCTTTCACCGCTTGGTCCCACTGATGCGTATTCTCTCGCAGGAAAGAAATCATTCCATTTAAAATAATTTCTACAATAGTTTAAGAAATCGGCATTTATCATTCTAAGCAGTTCTACCCAATCAACTTGACTTACTGCATTTTCTTCTACTAGATGATATTTAGATATGTCGGTGGTTTTCATAAATTGCTTCTGTACTAGAGGAATTATTTTAATGATATCATCTAAGCTATTCACGGCAGTATGAATATTATTTCTTTCTATAGATTTATAAATATTAGAAGCGAGTGATTTTTGATTTTCTGCATAAAGGAATAATCCTTTGATATCCATAGGATCAAATCCATTAGCACTCGGTTTATTTGCTACTCCTTTATATGTGCTTAGGTTTTGGGCATAATTAGGTTTATTAATTAAATCACTTCGGGAGATCATTATATATTAGTAGGATTATAATAATATAATATAATATTAAACATTAACACAATCTAAAGAAAAATCAGGACAATCATTTGCCATTTTATAAGATACTATATGAGATGATAGAATTTCTTTTGGTGTATCACTAGGTTTAATTTGCATTTCTCCTTTTGCTATTGCATTATCTACATCTATATTAACAGCTCCAAAATTTAAGAATTCAGTTTCCGATATGGAATCCTTAACTGCTTGATCAGTTCCGTATAGTAATACCATTAAATTGCCAACTCTATCAGGAGAATATTTTAATATCTTGTAAGAATAAAAAATCCATGTGAATATCACAACTCCTACTATAATAGCACCTAAAAGCATACCATCGAGTATTTGTTCTTTTTTAATTTGCTTTGTATCAATAGGAGGATATGCTGAATATGGTGAATACGGGGGGTATGGTGAATATGGTGGATATGGCGGATATGGTGAATATGGTTTATACAAATTATTATTGTTCATTAATAATGTTTGTTATATAATATACAATAATAATGTCAGATACATATAATTTATCGGATAATGTAGAAATTTTATATATAGTATCTTCTGTGGTTATCGTTTTGGTGATACTGTTATGCTCACAATATTTCTTCAAACATGATAATCATCCTAAAGGTAATTATAAAATGAAAAAGAATACTGTAGTATTACATACTCCTAAAGGATTGGTATCTGTTGATAATAATGTTTTAATCGGCGAATTTAAAAATATTAGAGATTTTATTAATGAAACGCATGGCTTAGCAGATGTTAAAAATGTAGAACTGAATAATACTTTAGATCAGACAATTAGCAATTTAGCAGAGTTTTTACAAAAGAATGGTATTCGTGATAAAGACCTAGTTGTAGATCCTATAACTAAAAATTTATCATTGAGTATTCATCCTGAATTTTCTGTTGGTAATGAAAAATGGAAAACGATATTAGAACATGAAGACACTGAAAGAAAAATACTCGCAGGACCTAGGGATAAAATACGTTATTTAATAAACGTTATAAATCTCATCGTTCAATTATTAGAAGAAGAAGGACGCAATATGAATAATATAGATCTCAGTTCTTTATACGAGTTAATTAATAAAATTATATCTAGGTCTCAGCATAAGGGATTGATCAAGAAGAAAATAGAATTAATGAAAATGCCAAGAATGGGACTATTCCTCGATGCTTATAAAGCTGTTGATTATGATGAAATTAATACTATGGATTACAAAGAAGCAATGTATATAGAACCATTCAAAGTTAATAAAATCAAAGCTAAGAATAGAATTAAAAAAAATAAGACAACTCGAAGAGTATTTTCTTCAGTATTAGATAAAGATACAGTCCAATTAATAGGCGATCTTAAAGGGAATAATAATCTCGAAGGATTGGCACAATTTGATATTATGGTCGATAGGACACCAGGGAGTATTATTCAAGAACTCGAAAAAATACCCGATGCTCCCAGTCGCTTCTATACTACGAATGTGAATTCTTGTTTAGGCCATAGTTATGACGATAATGATTTAGTTAAAAATTGTGTATCTGAGGATTTAAAATTAAAAGATGCACTCGATGGGCGACCTAGTAAATTATTAGATTGCTTAGGACAATGCGACGATCCTATTAATTCTGCTAGATTTTACAATACTATAACGAGATCAAATTATATGGAGTCTGGTTTATAAATATGCTTATATGGAGTCTGGTTTATAAATATTCTTATATGGAGTCTGGTTTATAAATCATGAATAATAAATACTATTTTCTTATATCCTCTGTTCCTATATAATGATAAAATATCATATAACTATTTGGGGTAGGTCCCGCTATAGCATTTGATACAGAGCTATCATTTAGATTTTTAAATTTAAGATTGTTGCCTTCTTTTCTTAAACATATAGCCCAATAATGTCCGCAATCCATATTACCACTGTGTTCGGATTGTGCTACTAATTGATAAACTAGATTTTTTCCACCTCCTTTTGCTAAGAATGTTAATCTTAAAGGAAATGCTATATTTGAAGATGATAAATATTTTTTGATAACGAATACTAATATCTCAGGAACCATAGATAAAACAGATACTCTTGTTTTTTTGCATTTGGATTTGCAGTGAAAATTAGGACATGAATAGTCGTTGATTTCCTCGTCTTGTTTTATTATGAAATCATTCAAAGGCATGACTTCTCTATTTACCATGGGTAATAATGGCTGTAGAATAAATATAGTCTCTAGTTCTCTTTTTTGTGATACAAACTTTTTACATTTTGGACAGTATATTTGTTTTATATATCGATGCTCAAATAACTTTTTAACAGAAGGTGGAAATAACTCAAGTATTAATTCTAGTCCTTCATGGGCGTCTTGCTGTCCCCAGTCTAATTTAACATTATTTGATTTTAGTTTTGAGTGAAATATTATTAAATCTAACAATTGCCTACAATGATAACTTATATCAGTAGATTTTAAAGAATTGTCATAAATATTTTTAAATAATTGTTTAAGGTATATTGGATTAGAGCTTTTGGACTGTAGTTCATCGTGGTTCTTTAAAAGAGTTAAAGGTTTTACTTCTGGTTTAATTTCTTCTGGTTGCAAAAATTCATGAATAGATGTTAGAGTTAAAATACATTGCATAATGCTATTAAAATAACAAGTGGCTCCATAGTTCGGGATGCCTTGGGATTGTGGTAATTTCTTAGTATCTAATTTAATTAAATCCATATTATAACTATTACATAATTTAAGTTAAAAAAAAATAAGATTTTAATTTATAAGATTTTAATTTATAGTAGATCTTCTCTAATACCTTGAAATACATTTTCATTATATCTTTGATGATCCTTAAATTCTGTTACAATAGGATCCGCAATATCTAAACCTGTAATTACAGGAGAATCAACATAAGATAAGTAACTAGTCATAGAAACTTTCATAACTCTTTGTAATTGTGCAAACCAGAATAAATTCCTAAAAAGTTTTGTATTAAAACGATCTAAAGAATTTGAATATATATTTCTAACATTGGTATCTAAAAATTCTAATTTATTATCTTTGATTAAATTCATTTTATTAATTTTATCATCGGCTTTTATTATTGTTTTATTAGAAAGATCAGGCATTAAAATAACTTTATTAAATAGTTGATCATTTATATATGAAGGAACTTTTAATTTAGTAGAATTTAATCCATTTGCAATTCTTCTAATATTAACAATGTTATTTTGATTGAATGTAGCATGAGGATATAATAGGGTTACCACCATTGATTCTTTTGTATTAGCTACATTATGGGTTGGTTTAATTATATCATTATTACTACCTGCATCTCTATATTTAAACCATTCTGGTAATATTAAATCATGTATTAGTCTATCAAATGTATATGAATAATTAATTAAATTAGCAAATGGAACTTCTTTCATTAAAGCATGAATATTAAATGGTACAATATTCATATCTAAAATATTTAAAATTCTTAATTTAGACCTAGAATCATTATCTTTTGATAATCTATTATTAATATTTATAAATTTAACCAATTTAAGCTTTGCAGAATTATTATTATTCTCATCTACTATTTCTATTATAGAACGTATATTACCGAATGCTAATGGAAGAGACGAATATGGAGATTTTAAATTAAATTGACCACCCCACATAAAACAACTAATACTGTTATTTATATTATGTATTCGAGTACCTCCTAATATATCTAAATTTCCATTATTCATATTAACATCATTCCCTCCGCTTACTGGAATCATTGGTAATGGAGCTCGAGCGGGTGCCACAGCAGGCCATACGGCATTTAATGCAGGAGCGCGTGGGAACGCAACATCTACATTATCCGATCCTTCAATATATCTTATTAATTGAATTAATTCTTCCGGTTCTATTATATTTGGAAGAAATCCTCCTGGCATTATACGTTCTGGAATAGGTGCTAAAGGCATTTGTAATAACCCTCTTCTTCCATTTAAATTTGCATCATTATAGTCCCTTATTATAATACGTCCAATTAATCGAGCACTATTGTCATTAGTTATAGAGGCTGTCATACTTCTAGCACAGCTTTTTATAATATGTACCCAAAAAGGAAATACATCACCGACCACTAAATTGATACCAGTAGATGCCGTTAAAGCATTTGCAACATCAACTGTAATATTATGAGATGTATCTATTTCACATAATATTCGCAAAGCTCTTGCGATATCCAATTCCACAAATATATCTAAATGCATATGTAAATATCTACAAATACCTACAAATGCTATTTGTGCTTCAATTTGAGTAACATTATCTATATTTTGTCTATATAAATGAATAATAGATGGATATCGCATTTCCGGATCAATTACTACAAAAGATGCAAATAACCTTATTAGTAAATTCAAACATTCATGAAGATTCATATTAAAAGCTAAGGTCATAATATTACGAAATTGATTTACTATTCCTAATCTTATATCATAATCAGCGATTGTTTCACCCTCTATTCTATCTCTATTCCATAATATATCATCACCTAATATAATATCAAATTCAGCATCTTCATCTAGCCTTGGGACTGCTACCTTTTCCTCCAATTCCTTTTCCTCCAATTCCTTTTCCTCTACATTTTCTAATAACATATTAACTAAGTTATCTTCATCTGCTATATGACGTATTGAATGCAAAGCATTTTGCAATAAGTCGGGATGTACTTCATCTTTTGTTATTAATACTTTAGCTTCTTCTAATGGTGAAAATTTTACATTTCTTTTATTATTTTTATTTTCTTCAAAACTAAATAAAGGATTATATACTCTTCCATCATTAATCCATCTTATTAAATTAATTAAATTTAGCATAGTATCTTCATATTCTTTCATAGAAATTGTCGTAGTATTTTTATTTGACAATACATAGTTATTATATACAACTTTAGCACTAGGTACATGATCTAATTTTGGCTGTATGTCTGACCTAGCCAATAATAATCTAGACCCATAATTAAATTTAAATTCATCACTTGTTAAATTAGAATTTGGTAGAAGAAGTCTATTTTCAAATTTCCTTGATGGTGCTAATGCCATAGAGACAGGCATTAATGGTATAGTAGAATTTTTACTTTTAAAATCTTCTATAAAATCTTTAGACAATTCTAAGAAATATGGATTTGTATCTTGTAATTCTTTATATACTCTTGTACATGATTTAATTAATGTATCGCATGATCTCATTAATATTTTAAGTATTTTATTAAAATATATAGAAGAATCTCCACGTGATACGATAGTAACAAATCCTACTTGTTTAATAGTATTAATTTCTGGAGGAAAAACATCTTCAGCTCCTCCTAACTTTTGCTCTTGTTTCTTTTCTTCTACAATAGGTTTTCCTTTAAATTCACTTGTTTCAGGTCTTAATACTTTATTAAGACTTGTCTTTTCTAGTAAATTTGATAATAGATATGCTCTGTTATAAATAATTTGAAATATTTTCATAAAATAAGGTAGATTGCATCTCATTACTTCTAATAAATAAGAATTTTGAATATCATTTAAATTATTATATAAATATTTTTTTTCATTTGTTCGATTATGTATAGAATTATATAATGATGATAAAATTTGTGCATTTGAAGCATATAATACTGTATTTTTAGGAGAGTGAGTCTCCATAAATTCTAAAACACCATCTCCAGTTTCATTTAAACTACCAATATTAGGAAAGCAATTTCCCTTTGTTAATGCATCGTATGCTTCAGTGTTAATATAATCGCGAATTAAATTTATGTATATTTTAGGATCTGACATTTGTTCTAAAAATTGAAATAGGGTAGAATTAAATACATTCATTAATGATTTTGAATTATGCCAATATCTATTATCTCGATTATCCGAATCATATTTTGTCATTCCATAAAATCTAGGAACTATTAATCTTTTAGAATACATAGTAATTAAATCATTACTTATTTCATTATCTCGAGTATTGAATTTAAGAGTATTTAGAAACTTATTAAACCTATCATCTTTTAATTCATTATCAATTACTGGTAAAATATTAAATGGAAATGATGTTAAATTATTATCTATTTTTTTATCAGTATATCTAGAATAATCACGGTAATATGTAGGATTGAGTAGAAAACGTTCATATAAAATATGAGAAGCTACTCCATTTTCAAATGATAAATCAGTTTTTGCTATAGCTTTAAAAGTAGATTCTATATGTGTTCTTACATTAACAAGTCCATATTTATATATATTGTTAAATATCTGATCAATTAATTCTCTTTGGATAAAAGCTACGCTATTAAAATGATTAGTAGGTAGACTGTCATCGCGTAAGTGGTTAAAGTTCATATTAGGATTAGAAAATTCTTTTAATATAGTATAATCATCAAAATTTGAGTCTTTTTCCATAAAATTCGAATTTATAGAATTAAAGTAAACCGATAGTTTTTTAATATTTAATCTTACATTTTCTAATAAATTTTTACATAAGTTTTCTAATTTATCCCAGCTAAAATTTACATGACCAGTATCTGAAATATCGAAAGATACTAATTTATTAGGATCACATCCTATATCTAATATAGCGGTTAGTAAATTCTTAATCAATAAATTAGGATTTTTAATAGTATTTTTATTATTTGGAATTTCTGCATCTATTTCGGCTGGTAAAAATGTATTTGCTTCTTTATACATAAGAGAATACATATTAGGAGGAAGTAATGGAAAATTATTTTCGATAAACGTACTCATAATTTCATACGAAGTATTACCTTCTGTTTCTATAAGTTTTCCTGAAGATCCATACACTCTTACTAAAAATTTGATAAGAGTAGCCCATATTCCCCATAGAACATTTAAAGGAACAATTACAGTTTCATGTAGCATTATTAGCATATCAGAATTTTTATTAATTAAATTATTAGAACCTTGAATCATAGACAATACTACTTTATAAGCATCTCTTTCTGATGGTGATGATTCAATAGTTGATTTATAATTTCTCACAGCCATAGCAAAATTAAATTCCTTTAGATCATCTCCATTTTTTGTATATCTCATAAATTCATTGTCCATACTAGTTCTTATTTTATTAATTTTTTCATAGAACATTTGCATTTTTTTATTTTTAAGTTTCTTAATTATTCCGGTAGATACAAATTTATCAGATGGAGCTGGATTACGCTTTGACCCATCTTCAGAATCAAGAATATCATAATCTAAAAAGTCATCTTCTTTATCATTTACGCCATTAAGATATTGATCTTTTTGTTTTAAATAAGAATTGATATGTTTTTGTTGAATAAATCCAATAATTCTATTCATTTCAACAACAAATGAATTAAGGATTTTTCTCACAGTTGCGTCTTTATATTTTGCTTTATAATGGCTACTAATTGAATCTATTTCTCGAATTAAAGTTTTTACTTGACTTTCTGAATAATTTCCCTCTTTAATATATTCAGTATCTTCAAAAATAATCTGCATTAATCCTGACCATATACCATCAATATTAGGCACAATTGATAATTGCCATATATCATTTTTATTTTCGGCTTGATTTCTAAATCCAAATTTCTCTCTATACCATTCCGCTAATAGAGGAAGTCTAAGATATAATTCTACATTTTCTTTATTAACTTTTACAAAATCCTCAGCACCTCCTAATATTGTTCTAACAGGATTTAAACTATTAAATCCTGATGATTTCATAGAATATCTATTAAATAATTTATAAGCATCTACACATGTAAATACCTTACATACTATAGATTTGATAGTCATATGAAATAATGAATCGGTTCCTGCAAATCTGTCATATTGTGTTATATTTTCTTTTTTTTCATTTGATCGAATTAAATTTAATTTATAATTAAGTTCCTCATTGCTTAAATCATGATACGAAAAGTAATCTTTATATTCTTTACTTTCAGAATCTGGTATAGAAGATAATGAAAACTTACAAGAAGGGTCCTTTACTCCTTCATATGATACGGCCGACATAATAACATAATCACACAAAGTATTAAAAATTTGCCCAGGTGTCATAAAAGTTTTTGATTTTAAATCTAAATCTCCAAAAGTATTACCAATAGAAGAAAATACAGATAGGATATTTTCTAATGCTCTCATTCCTTTAACGCTTTTTCTTAATAAATCGATTAAATTTTCATACTTATCTTTATCATTATCGGACAATGTTCTTAAATTTAAAGGATTACCGACGTTTCCATTTAATTTATCTACCCATTCTAAATAATGCCCTTTAAATGAAGCTGGTGAAATTGTAGAAGTTGCTATTTTTTGAGTTCCGTCTCTAGCAGGAAACCATTCCATTACACATGCTAAATTATCACCTGATTTTTCTGTAAACCATTTAGCAACCATATCTACTTGTTCTAACATAGTTACAATATTATGAACTACATCAGGATTTTTAGCTATGTTATTAGAAAATGCTTTAAGATATAAATCAACAGCTTGGGCCGCCTCTACCATTCTAACTTTAGATACACGTTCGGCATTCATATGTTCTTTTAATATTGCATTTGTGGGTTGTTGCAGATTATTTGCATAATGTTTGTTAATACTATTAATAATAAAAGCCGCCTCTTCGCCTAACATATTTTCATAGTCCTCAGTAAATGTAGTCATCTCATTCGCAACAACTGAAAGATTATGTCGAATATTACGAATATTGTAAAAATATATTAAAGAATTCTTAACTTTATCAAATTCTGCAAAACTTTGTCTTAAAGAATGTGCTGATGTTCCTTCCCCACTTCCAAAGAACATTGTTGAAGTTTTCTTAATAGCCTCTCTTATTTCATTAGGTCTGTCAATATGAATTTCAGTGATAGCTTTAACAATTTTATCACTAAAATCATCAATAGTTTTAATTACATCATTAGTTGCACTACGAACTTCTAAAAATAGATTACCATGTTTTCCTTTAGTTAACGGTTCAAGTACATAAATTAAAGAATGATAATGATTTAAGAAATTTTCTTTTTTGCCTTTTGAAACTCCATCACGAGGATAACCAGAAAGAACAATAGTTAAACCTTCTTCATTTAATGTAGGTAAATTTTTAAATACTTGTATAAATATATCAAGTTCATCATTCGCATCTAATTCATTTCCCACTTTAGAAATTAGGCTATTTGTCGCTTGAATGAGTTTTCTAAAATCAGCTTGAAGCATCTTACGGAATTCACCAAGCATTAATTTACGGAATTCACCCTTCTTCTTAAGCTTAGAATCAAGAGATTTTTTAGACCAGTATAGAGGCATTTCATCATCACTATCGGCTCCTCCTTCTACATCAAAGCCTCCAAACATCACATCTCCTCCCTTAGCTTTGTGTTTCTTTCCTTTAGAAGCAACGTGTCCATCTAGATACTTCATTAGTTCATTTCGAGAATAGTCATTTTTGTAAATAACTTCGGCAGCCGCCATCATTTTATCTAGTTCATCACTAGTAGGAGATGAGTCTTGAATATGTTTGAATACTTCAGTTCTAAAGTCTCTAGCAGAGTCCGAATCCTTAAAATCTTTAACTGACATACCAAGTGTCTTTAGTGCTTTTTCAATAAGTTCAGCACTGTAAGCAATGCTACTAATACCAGTTAGTAATTGTGCTAATTTATCTCCGAATTTATCAGTTCCAATTTCTCCTTTGATTTCTTTGACAACACCCGCAAAATCCTTATTTTCAGTTAGAAGATTAATTAGACTTGTTCCAGTGGGACCAACTGCAACATTAATCATATTGCCCAAAATTGCAAGTTGGCGATCTAGTTCGCTGTTAAGTGCCTTGTATAGCTTTTCAGTCTCTGCTGATTGATTCATAGCGTTAACTTCACCGGTAGATTTGACTAACTCTACTTGTTTCTGATAACTAGACGCAATTAGCTTCTTGAGAGCTTCCAAGTTCTTAACAATGCGGACGACATCACCCGCAACAGTCATGAACTCAGTATGTAGACCTACGAACAAGCTATACATGACTTCGGCAATACGGTCGCACATACCTTCTTCAGTTAAGGTCATAGGCACCATATTGCTTCCGTATCTGTTATTGATAGCATTGGCAAGAGCATGGCATACCTCCTTTTGATTATGAGCACTTGATTTAAATGTCTTATTAAAAGGACGATCTCGAGGATGAGGAGTAACCTTCTTCAAATGAGTGACTACATCAGAAATTGGGGCAGTTTCTGCGAATTTGCTACCCTTTAATTTTAAAGCTGTAAAAACATCACTAGCGATATCACGAATGAGCTTTTCTTTTTGCTTAGAATATACGGAATCACCATAACTCTGAAGTTGATCATAACCTCCTAATACAGAGGTATTGCATTCACACCCTCCTAGAATGTTGGCTATTTCATTACCTCCAGTGATAGATCCGCCTCCAAACATTGCAACAAGACCTCCGTGTATTTCTGGAGTAATTGGATCTACAGGATTTTCTGATGTTTTAGAAGGCTTCATTCCAAAAAATTGTTGAAATTTATCCCATAATGATGGTTCAGATTTAGTGTCCATTTTTATATGATTATATTATATATAATAAAGTTTATTTAATTAAAAAAAAATATTTAATTTTTTTATATATTAACTTGTAAAAAAATTAATTAATTGTATTTTTGTTTAAAATTAAATTAATTATTTATATATTTAATCATGGACTCGGCACAAAAAAATACATTAAATGAAGTACTTGATTTATTCGAGTGGACGTGTATCGATTTACCGAACGGAGATTATACTCTACTATTACCAGATGAGACATTATTAGCAAATCTTAAAGCTGATAAAAGAGATAAGAAAAGACGTGAAGTGTTTAGCAAAAATTTATTATCACTTTTAATTGAACCTATGTTGACAGATATTAACAATTCTGATATTAAATTTGTAGGCAAGGGTGATAGATGCAATTATTATTCTTTAAAAAATAGATTTTACGCATTAGAAGAACTATTAAATATTAAAAGGGTAAAGGAGTTTGAAACTAAAAAAATTACAAACAGGAAAAAACTATTCTTTGATTTATTAGAAGAAAAAGATGTAAAGAAAGCATCGGTTAAACTAACTGCAAGCATATTAAAACATGCCGAAGATTCAAAGAATGAAGAATTATACAATACACTTTGTTCTTTATTATCTAATGATGTAATGACTTCATTGTTCATCATTCTTTTTCAAGATAACGGAAATAGATTCTCTTATTTCTATGAAGATGAATATAACGAATGGTTCCAAAATAGACAAAAATTTAAAGGAGAGGAAGCTCATAATATCTACCTTACTGCTATGAAATCATTTCCTGCTAATAGCAATCTTAAAAAATTACAAATGGAAATTGTTAAAAAGAATATGAAACCAGTAGTATATGAATCGATAAAGGAGTTTTATACTCGGTGTATTGATTTTCTTCCTCCTAGACGAGCCCTAGTTGCTAAAAATCCATCAAAACTATTTGCAGAATCAGAATTAAGAGTATCCGCGGTATTATCTTATGAAAATGCAAATGGAGATTATACTTCTAGCCTTACATCCTTATATAAAAGAACAAATCTAAATCGTTCATTAACTTGTAAATTAAGCGATGAATCCGAGGACCTATCTACTGCTTTCTACTATAGTGTTCCATATTTTATACTAAAGAGTAATGCTTTAGTTTACCTTCCTACTATTGACAATGTAAAAGAGTTTGATGCAGAAGAATACAACAATGAAGAACTAGTAACGTTATTAACAGAAAATAAGAATATTATTAATATCAATCGATTTCTCAAGTTATAATTATTAATCAGTATAATTATACCAATATAATTATGCATTATCTTATAAAATTTGAATCGATTAATATATAATAATACAATGTCAGAATTTATCAGATGTCCCGAATGCTCTTTCTGTATTGGTCTATATAGTGAATTTGTAGAAAAAGCTAAACAAGCTATTTATGCTTCTGTATTATTCAATGAAAAATCACAATATAAAGATTATGACCCAGATAAAATGGCATTTAACTCATCTATTATGCCTGATCTCGAACCCCTATTTACATCTTTAAATATTAAGAATAGATGTTGCCGTATGCATTTAACTACAAAAAACAATTTCGATAAGCTATATAAATAGCTTGGTAGTTAAGCTATATAAATAGCCTACTATAAAAAATTTTATAACATAGGAAAATATTTTTTTATTGAAAATAAAAAGAGTATTTATTAAAGCATGGTTATTTATTTTTTAAAGATAAAATATATACTATATATAAATCTCAATTTTCAAAATTGAATTTTTACTATTACAATTAAAATCAAACAATCATGAATCAAATTCTTACTCTCGACGAATTCTTATCTCAAGCTAGATCCGCAATTGAAGAAAAAAAATCAATATTCGAAGTAGATATCGATAATACACGCCCTAATCAAAATAAGGATTTTCCCACTTGGTATATCCCTTTTAACTTTATTAACAAGTATGGTAAAAAATCATCTTTAAATCTTAAGGTTATGCGTCAAGTAATTTCGAGTAATGCAAAGGTGCCATCGGGTCAAGGAGACACCGCAAAGAATGCTCAAATTACATTTCGTTCGGTTGATGAGTCAGATCTAGAAAAAACAGATCACGATCACAAAAACTGGAAAGATTTACTACAAGCTAATAATCAATTAATTGAAGCATTAAATATTATTGCCAATGCATATGATGAGATTGCCAAAAGAGATATTATTCCTTATGAAGAAGATAAATTTTCATTAGGAAATAATAAGAATGTCAGTTCATTCAGACAAGTAGAACGTAAGGCGACCAAAGAAGAAATCGCCGAAGATATGGCTTTACCTAAAGAAGAAAGAACAGTTGCAAAAACTAAAAAGGTAAAATTGCCTTACGCATTATTTAGAGTTAAACTTACTGCTGACCCAGTTTCTAAGAAATTAGGAAGGTATCAGAAGAATTCTAAAACTGGTATGGGCGAATATGTCCGCAATGTATTCGATACTCGTAAATGCGAAGTAGATGCAAGAGGTAATAAAAAACCAGTCATTGCCAAACTCAAGAATGGCGATGAATACATTGATTTAACAGTTACTAACAGTAAGCATTTCATTACCTACATGTCAATTGTAGGAGGAGTGTTGACAGTTGATAACTTGGTAGTTAGCAAACAGGGAATTTCTCTAGCTCTGAGATTTCGAGAACTGCATGTGATTCCTCATAGACGTATCGTAGCTGAAAATATCAATACTACAGATCTGAACGAAATGAATTCAGTTTATGATGGAGCATATGCAGATGATATCGATATTTCTACTGTAGATGAACCAGAACAGAAACCAGAGCCTAAGAAAGATAAATTCAAAAAAGAATTTAAGAAGCCTGAAACAAAGCCTGTAAAAGTGCCTTCTCCTAAAGATGATGAGGAAGAGGAAGTTTTAGATGAACCAGAAGAAAACGACGATTAAACTGTTAAACAAATAAACTATTAATATAAAAAATAATAACTATTAATTTTTTTTGTCATAAAACTCTCACAAATGTTTAATCAATTCTACACAAAGAGAATCAATTTCCTTCATACATTCTTTAATCGCTTTTAATAATAATGCATTTGGCTCAGGATGTTTAATCTTGATAAAGCCCACATTGCTATCGTACCGTATGACACCAGGAGAACAAAATAGTACGTTATTATCCAAAGTATAACTCTTCTGAGCTATCATATAGGGTATAGTTATATATTCTCCCATAAACTTATAAAAGTATATTTCATTCTCAAATGATACCTCAAAATTATCAGAGGTAAAGAATAATTTATTCTCTTTCGATTCATCATAAAGTTTAATCTTGTTCTCTATAGATTCTAACCTTCTTTTAAATTCACTCTGTATTAAATTAAAAACAGTTTTAGGAAGTATATTACCCGCCGTGCTAAATGATATATGAAAATCAGTGGGATCATATTCAATTGATCTCGACCCTTCTTTTTTGTACATGTCGTAATTTATAGGAGTCAGCTGTTTAAAAGAAACATTATTTAAAAGACTAAATTTACCCGCGTGTTCGAATGATCTACCTCTTAGAAACTTAAATTCATCGATCTTTATAAATTTACTCGGACGTAATCTAATAATTAGAATATTAGGATTGGGTATTAGAGGTGGATGTTTTGATTTGGATTCTACTATAATATCACTTGCTTTAATGTCTATGATTTCCGTAGTATTGTTGAATTTAAATAATTTAATTTTACAATCAGAGAACGTATTCTCATCTATTTCTTGTGTTATAGGTAATAGTGTGATATTTTTATATAATAAATCACTTAGAATAAATTCATCATCGGTTTCCATTTTCTTCTCATTAAAAGATAAACACATTGTTGGCACTTCTTCTATTAAGAATCTACGAATTCCATTTGCAAATCCATTATAACTATGGAGGATATCGAAATCTACCTTCCACCATGGTTTAGGTAAAAGACTCATAGGATCCTTCATGCCGTATGTTATCATTTGTTCTTCTATTTTTTTAAGAGTTTCATTTTTTTCAATCTTTTGTTCTTTGATTTGAATATTTGTAATCTTCATTTTTAAGTTCTATATTATAAAATACGTTTTCAATTTTAAACAACTATATATTAAATAATTTATAAACAACTATATATTATATAAATCTTTAATCTATAATATATATAATGCCATTGACACTTGCAGAGATTATTTTTAACAATAAAGCATCAATTATTAATAAGAATCTAATTGATTTCTTAGAAAATAATTTACATCGTATTATTGTTAAGGGCCAGATTAAATTTAAGTTTACTATAGTTCAGCAGAATGATTTGAAATTATTAGAAAAAAGAGGTATATATAAATTACCTACTATGGTATATGAAGAACGTAATATTGTAAGCGTTGATAATATCATCGATACTTTAAATCAAATAGTAAAGACTAGCAAAAAAACATCAGCATCAAAATCAGATGAAGAGATAGTTCAAGATTATTTAAATGATAGCTTAGATATTAAAAGAGGATCTGGAGGTAAAATATTAACTGAAGACCTATCGCAAGAACCGCAAAATCCTCAAAACTTAGATCTCGATCGAGAAGCTAGAAAGGCATTTGAAGAACGAAGTGTATCCACAACATCATCAAGTAATAAATATAATGTATCTTCTACAGACCGCGGAGCAATTAGAGAAAAGCAACCAGAACCCGTAGCACGAGATGATAACATACAACCTATATTAAACATGCGTAATTCAAAAACAGGAAGCCCGCCAGATGATATGATGGAAACATTATTGTCAAAATCAGGTAGTTAGTAAAAAATATCATAGTCTATCCTTCGGTTCTAGATAATCCATTTTTAAAATATTAAATAAATCCTTTTCTGTTTTAAATTTTTTTACTAACTCTATACTGTCTTTATAGTATAATCCCTTTTGATTTAATTTATAACCCATACGTTTTGCAATACCTCGCATTCTTACATTAAATTTTTTAGAACCTGTAGCGTAGGTAAGCATTGGAATTAAATCACTAGGAGCGACGTAGAATAAATCAACTTGAACGTATGTTTTACCATCAGAATTAATATTAAATAAAAAGGATATAATATCCTCTCCCTGTTTATATACTACTGCACTATTATTATAATTAAGTTCCTTAAATGTTTTATCTATATCTTTTGTAGTAATGATGTCTATATCTCCAGATGAAGATTTTCCTCTACGATAACTTCCAGCAAAATAAACATTGGGGCATTTTTTTTCAAAGTCTTCTATTAAGTGTCTGGGTATAGATTGCAAAGGATTATATTTAAGATAAATAATCGATTCATCATTAAGTAGAGAATTATACTTCTTAGATTTTAACTGTGATATATTTGTTAGACCCATGTCAATAAGTTGACTAGCTTTCTTTTTTCCCATTCCCATAATCTTAAGAAGTGATGAGTATAGTTGTATTTGTTTCTCATCATATTTTTTTGCTTTGTCTCTAGTCTCACCATCCTTTTCATCATCTACCTTATACTTTCTAGGCTCTTTCATTATCATGATAATTTTATTCTTCATATGAGCTGTCAAAGGCATAGCTAATATTTCGTCTTCTTTTGCTGTTGCATTTGGGTCCTTCATTGCTAGTGTTTTAAATACATTGTAATATGCTAGAGCTTTATATTCATTCTTTCTTCTTTCTTCAGGGTTTGTTTTTTTATTCCTTAAGATATCAATTTGTTTGTCAAAGTAATGTAGGATTGATTTATAAAGCATTTGTAAATATATCCGTTGTTATATTGTAATAAATTTGAATTTAAATATAAAATTATTAAGATTATCAATAGCAATGAGCGAAATCAAACGTCGCAAAGCCGTACAACTCGATATGAGAACTCACATTCGCAAACGTGGAATGTGGGCGGGAGGTGTCTCAAGTCAAGACATAGAAACATATATCATGGATGAAGAGAAAAAGATATTTTCCCTTTGTATCATGAAATATCCTCCAGTCCTCATGAAAATATTTGATGAAATTATTGTTAATGCTATCGATCACTATGTAGAAAATCCTTCATTAGTGTCTATAATAGACGTTCATTTTGATATGAGTCTTGATAGTAAAGGAACTATATCGATAATGAATAATGGCCCAGGAATAACTGTAGAATTAGTTAAAAATACACAAGGAGTAGAAATGTATTCTCCTCAGTTAATCTTTGGAGAGTATTTATCAGGTAGTAATTTAGATGAT